GGTCTTCAATCTCAATCTCAATACCTGGGCTTTCTTCCATATCGTCGCGGTCTGTTAACCCGCGTGGAGCTTGGTTTAACGACTTATCAAAAAAGCTGCTTGTAGCCATGATCTATTCCTAATAGTAAGCGTATTGGTTTTTACGCTTAAAAAAGACAGTTTCTTCAGGTTCGTCTGATGGTAACTTAATAAAACCACCTTTACGGAACCGAATTAGAGCCTGTGTTGTCGAGTCAACCAAATCGTCGTTTGAACCGCTGGGAAAGTCGTTGCATTCTTCTATTACTTCTTTTGCCCATCGCATTTCGGGTGCCCAGACAATACCAGAAGCAAATAAATCAGTTACTGCGTTGACTCTGGATATTTTATCTTGACCCTTACTTGGCGTGAACTCTTGTACCGGTACACCCATCCTACGTAGTTCTTGATAAAGCGCCGCGCCATTAGATTTCTTTTCAACAATAAATGTGTCTGGTTGCCATTCTTTATATTCTTCAAAGACCAATTTCTTAAGTTCAGGGAACTCCATGCGTCTTTTGATAGCATTTAGCAATATTATGTTGTAGTTGTTAACTTCTTCATTAAAGAATACGCCCCATATAGTAAGCGCGTTGTAATCGGCACGATTGTTAGTTTCTTGGGCCGCGTCAAGAGACATGATGACATATTCACACTTTGGTGGGTCCTCTTTCTCCCATATTTTCCACCATTCACGTTTAATTAACGCACCTTCCTCAGCCGTTGGATCTTGCATGTACTGAGCTTGCCAGTAGCGGGGATCAAGCGAAGCTTTTTTGGCATTGAGTTCTTCAGCCGTCCAGAATTCAGGCCAAAGTGGTTTACCACTAGGTAAAATAGCAGGGAATTCAATCACTTCCCACTGATCTGCGTCTTCATTTTTGGTCATATGGTTCACAACCTGACCGGTTAGATCAAGTTTTGACCATCTGGTCATGACAATAATAATAGCGCCCCCAGGCATAAGACGCTGAATAGGGCCAGATTGAAACCACTCCCAAGCTGGTAAAAATACGTCCGGTCTACCCTGTTTGGCCTCTTGCTCGGAATGAGGATCATCGATAATAAAAAGATCGGCACCCCTACCAGCAAGAGCACCCCCAACACCAATAGCAAAATATTCGCCGTTAAAGTTAGTGCCCCATCGAGAAGCCGACTTTGAATCTTGTTGTAGTTCAATTTGCGGGAAAATTTGCTTATAGGCATCGTTAGCCACCAAATTTCGCACCCGACGACCAAAATTAACGGCTAGATCTGCCGTGTGGGAAGCCATAATGATCTTTTTATGGGGAAATTTACCCAAAAACCAAGCCGGGGCTAGATAAGAAATGAGTTCTGACTTGCCGTGACGGGGGGCAATATTAACAACTACCCGTTTTTTACGCCCGTTAGCTATATCTTCAAAGATTTTAGCTAGTTTTCTATGGTGTGGACCCACTTTGTAGCCGGGGTACACATGGTCTGCAAAGGCTAAAAGGCTCTTTTGCCCAAAAGATTGGGCCTGCTGCGACTCCCAGAACTCTAAATCCTGCAAAATCTCCCGTTTTTCGTCAGGAGAAGCAAAGGGTAAGAGTTTTTTAAGGGTCGCTATCTTCTGAGGGGTCAGTTTCAGTGGGTTCGACATCAATTATGTCTTGAGTGTCAGCAAATTTAGTGAGTCGCTCAAGTTTTTCCAGCTTAGACAGCAGGTCTTTTTCCACCTCATCGATGGGCTTGATCTTGATTGTTAGTTCTGTCCTACGTTTGAAGGCATCTACGCCATCAATTTCTCCCAAGGCACGCAAGGCAGCAATGACTTCTCTTGGGTTTTTAGAATCTGTCTGTTCTACCAGCTTATTAACTACAAATAACTTGTAGTCAGCCAAATCCCTAACAAGCATTTGGTCATATTGGGCAACCATCCCAGCCAAATACGCAAGGGTTTCGTTTTTGTAATTACTGAACTGGATGTGATTTTTGGGGTCTTCAACCATTTTCTTAGCTAACTCACGAGCCTGGGTTTTATCTTGCTCGGTAGGATGAATGGGTTTGCCCTGGAGATCTGCTATAAGTTTTATAGTCCTAGTCCTGACCTCTAATTCTTGTTTGGGGGTCATAGGGGGTAGGGCTTCTGCTGCGTCGGCAGGCAGAGGGATATTGGTGTCTATGTCTAACATATATGTTGGCATGGGTGGTAATGTAATCCGATGGAACCTAAAAAACAAGGGGGGTGTTTCTAGTATTGAGGATTATATAAATCATTTGTGCAAATTATGGGGTGGAGGGGGGTGTGCGCCAAGCCGCCAGTCTAGGGGGTGGGGGGCCGGTGGGGTCACCGTGGGATGCGTGACAAAGGCCGTGAGGTTCGGTATAAGTAAAGTCATGGGAAGCGTTCTCATGACCCAAGCCAAAGGGAGTTTGGCATTACACCGGAGGCCATATGGCTAAAGTGTTTCGTCTGCTACTGCGGACCGTGACGGCCACGTTAAAGCCGTATCGAGTTGAGATACTCGACCTTGAGAGTGACAGGCAGTTCACTCACAAAGCTTGGACGCAAGTTGAAGCTTTGGAATGGATGAGATGCTATGGCAGATCATTCGGGCCGCACGTTGTGCGGGTTAAGACTCGAAGGGGTCGAATCGTTGCTAGCCGAGCACTGCTAGCGTAACGCAACGAGGGGCAGAGAACCTGCCCCTCAACAGGAGAGCATCATGGAAAAGCTAAACAATTTAGCTCATGTAGCAGATTATCTTTTCAACTGTGCCGGTGCGTTATCCGTTGCGGCGGAGAAGATAGCAGAGTCCACCGAGTTTAACGGTGGGCAAAAAGTTGAGATGGTTCTATATCTCAACAAAGTCGTCAGGACTCTACAGTCTCAAGCGATGGATGCTGAAAAGCGCCACGAACACGTTATCCACCGCTACTAGCAGTATCGTTTATAGAACGGAAGCCGTAAGGCTTCCGTTCTTTTTTTGTCTCCACATCTTTGATGCCAGTTATGTGTCCGTGCGCGTGCTGTGCGAGCGCGTCGCTGCTAATTAGCGATTCACGCTACCGTGAGATCCTAGACAATGTCATGCGGGAAGCGTATAAGTATAGATACCGAGTCAGACGGATTCTGACATTCACGCTCAAGGAGAGCACCATGGCTAAAGCCAACGGTCAGCAAGACCTTAAATTGCAATCACTCGCCGATGTTGGATACCAACAAGGCAAAACCGAGTCTAGAATCGTGGAGATTGCGAAATTCGCAATGACTAGGATTGCAACGCTCGGCGATCTAGACTCATCACGCGATGAGCAGATGAACAAAGAGCAACGCGATGAGTTGAAGCAGGGTTACATGACTTATTACAATGAGTCTATCCGTGCTCCGCGTTACTTCAAACTAACCGGTGACAAAGTCTTAGTCGAAATGCAAGACGGCAAAGAGTTTGACGCTTACGTTGGAGAGAAGCGAAAGCTAGACGTTCACATTGCCTTTGCAATCACCCAGCAAGCGATGAACGATCTGAAGTCTAATGACTCGGCATGGTATCAAATGGTGCAAGAGTTGAAGACTGACTTCAACGCATATGCTTCTAATCGAATCGGCGATCTAATAAAGAAAGCAAAGGAGATTAGACGTCTTCAACTTGGAGTCAAACGCGAACGTATCCAAGCGTTGGCGTTTGAAAAGTATATCGAAAAGACTCTAGACGATATGCTGACAAGAGCACGAAACGCTGAGTCACGCGGCAACGATCCAACGGTAGACGTCGAAAGACTTAAACGCCAAATCGCCGCGTTCAAAGCGAAAGCGTAACGCGATCTAAGGTAGCAGGGCTTTTGCCCTGCTACCTTTTTTTGTGCCTATTGATGCCAGTTATTTTTCTGTGGGCGTGCTGTGTGCGCGTGAACCGCTAATTAGGATTTCACCCCACCGTGAAATGCTCGACAATGTCATAGCGGAAGGGTATAACTAAATTGTCGGATGCAATTCCGCACCGATATTTTCACAGGAAAAACATCATGAGTAAAAAGCCCATATCCCTTCAGTCCCTTGCAGATGCAGGTTATCAGCAGGCCCGTAATAATTCGGCACTCGAAGATATTGCCCGTTTTGCCATGTCGAGAATTTCGACCCTTGGTAACCCTGATGTTCCTCGCAAAGATCAAATCAACAAAGAACAGCGCGAAGAACTTGGCGGTGGTTACATGACCCACTACGGTGAGGCTATCAAGCCTGAACGGTTGTTTGCCATAGTTGATGGTCAGTACGTTGAGAAAACCTCAGCAGAACTTGAAAAGCTTTCATGCGAAAAGTTCAAGCTTTCAGTGCCCGTAGCATTCGCCATATCTCAGCAAATGTTAAACGACATGAAGCAAAACGATAACGTACGTTATCAGTTGATTCAGGGACTGAAAACGGACTGTAACGCCTATATCTCAAATCGTTTAGGTGATCTTATTACCAAGGCGACCAAGATATACAAGGCGCAGAACGGGATCAAAACCGAACGGGTTCAAGCCTTAGCCTTCGGTGAGTATGAGAAAAAGATAATGGATGAAATCCTCACCCGTGTGAGGAACG